ATTGCTTCACGCTCTTCATTAACCTCTTTTGCTCCGTATGAACTTCCGACTTGGCTATACGCTGTTGAATCCTGGAAAGATACAGTACCGTCAGCGTTATTCACCTGCGTGTACTTTCGCTTGCTATTTTGGCTCGCCAGAATATCGTCTTTAAAATCTGTGCTTAATGGTTTATATGTTGCCATTTCTATTCCTCCTTATATTCTAATACAGGACATCTGCCCCAATCTGAAACTCAATCTATGCTTCATAGCTTCTTGCCGACTAAAGCCGTTATATAGCTTCAAACATGCGCTTTCCAAACGGTTGAAATCCTCAAAAGTCGGGGTTCTGTTATTTGCATACCAATTTTTATGCTCTCCATCGTAAAATGCATAAGTGTTATTCTTGAGAGATTCAAGATTATCTTCCATAGCATTAAATTCTTCTGCATACGGAAAATCTGAATACCCATCTTTGTCAACACCTATTTCGGTGAACGGGAAATTGATATACAGCTTAAGCGCCTGTTCCCGGAGGTAAGCTATGTTGTTTTTGATTCGGTTGTAATCTGTGTAATTGAAATAATCATTTACAGTCCAATCAGTTTTAGGTTCTTGCCACACACTCTTTCCTCCTTGTAATTAATCCACCACCAAGTAATCCGGCATTGAATGTAATCTGCGATTCCTCAACGATTGTTTTTAAATCAGGGTCATACTTATTTTCCTGTCCAATCGTGTCACCACAATCAATTGCTGGCTCTCCACGGTAATCAAGCTCGTATTGGATTCCAGACGCAAAATAATCAGCCAGCCACGCTGTTACAAGCTTACCGTGTTCAGCATTGGATATTAATGGATTCTGCCATTCTTTATCCGTTCCACGGTTATTTATCATCTGAACTGTATATGCAGTAGATACGTTGTATTTATAGCCTTTCACAGCTATCTTAATTTCTTCACCTACCGATACACCGAAGATTGTAAGCTCAACGTAGTATGCGCCAGAAGATTTGATTTCTATGGATTGTCCACTCTTAGCTTCTTCAATGATTGCCCTGTAGCCATAACAAGCATCTGTCATGTAGTAGATGGCGTTATTACCATCGTACACGAGTGTTTCTGACGTAAGGTCATCTTCCACATTTGATTTTGAATAAAGGTATCTTGCAACCTTAACATTCTTGATTTTATCAAGCTGCGTTCCCACCGGCGTAGAGTATAAATCATCGTATTCAAGCTTATACGCCGTCTCAGAACCAAGCGAAATATAGTTCACATGAATACGGTTATGTGGCTCTGTTTCCACAAACTCAATCTCGATTTTGTCATACTCAGCAAAATCGTATTGAATCTCAAAGTTCTCAGCGATTCCAGACTGAATTGTGACCGTATCATGCAGTACATTATCTGAGTAGGTCCGTATCACGAATTTCTTCGGAAGATTCTTTCCAAACTCAATATAGATTCCGTATGCTTTATACTTCGCTTCTAGAGTTCGTGTGATGATTGGATTTTCAGTAAATAATCCATTCTCGTCACTCACGGCCAAACTAACATATCCAGTATTTTGTATACCGGACTTTGGAAGAAATACCATTTTCCCATCAGCAAGCCACCGGTTATTCTCATATGTCGCAAAATCTGTTTTTGCTGTCTGAGTATCAATACTCGACACATTGGAATAATCCGTTGTTCCATTGGAAGTCGTCTCACACTCCGGCCGGAATAACGAATGAATACGAATGCGTCCGTATCTATCATAGTCAAGAACACATCTTCCGGCATTTGCAATAATCTGTAATGCCTCTTTGTGTCGGATATTCGGAAGTGGATTGTAAACAGTAATTTTTTTCAAATATGTGTCCAAATAATAATCTTCCTGTGCGACTCCTGCATCTTCCAGTACAAGAACCGCTAAATCATACAAGGTAATTCCAGTTTCGTAATACTGCCCTTTGTAGTAATCATCACTGAGGAATTTTAGTACATCGACAGCCTTAATCGTTGCTTTTTCATCTGATGCGCTCCATTCATATACATAGAGCGAGTGCATCTGCAACCATTCCACTTTGCCATTATCCAGCATATAACCCATTACAACGTTCATTCGCTGTCCACTTTCCAAGAAGTTGATCTCGGATGCCGGATTATCTACGTTGAATATCTGCTCATCATTATTAAGCGTTATGCTAAACTCTGATTCCGGTAAATCATCATTGATTGCAGATAAGCTTGTCTTACTATTTGCTTCTAAAATCCATTCATCATCATATTCAAGTCCAAGCCCGAACTGAATATAATCAATTCTGACGCGATTATTTGGAACGCTCATTTCTGTAACAACCAATTCGATAGACGTCGTATTGCTGAATACAGCGTCTGTTTTAAACACCTGAGCATTATTTTCAAATTCAACCGATGTTCCGTCATCAGTCATTACAGAAAACTTAGTTGGATAATTCTCACCAAATTGAATAGTCAATCCTTTAATATCGGATTTTCCATATCCAAATACAAACTTTATATACAATTCATTGTTGAATAAGCTCGTACATGTGTATCCATCTTTCCAGTAGGAAGCATTATCTTTTGGCAGGAAATACATGGTGCCGTCTGCTCGAAACATATTCTGTTCATAAGTTGCATATCGTTTGACTGTATGCTGATTGAATAATGTACTTGGGTCTGAGAAACCGTTATAATCCGTATTTTCCAATGATGCAGATTGCTGTGCTTCTTGATTAATCAATCCTAGCTGTACTTTCATGAAAGACTGTTCACGAATCGGACGCTTCATGGAATCTTTATACTCTTGAGATGTCTGATACATGTCTACCACCCCGAATCAATAATATTGACTTTGCAATTAATGTATGCAATCGGAACCCCGTTTTTATCGTATTTAAACACGTCTGCGGACCTATCACCTGGATACATCGTGAGTGTTCTCCAACAGTTGTTTACCATATCCCAAAATTGCACGCTGGAAAAGAAATGCTTATCAAATTCCTGTAGCATACTTGACCATGTTTCGGCATCAAGGTATGGCCATTCAAGGTTGTTGATTTTATAATTGTCTCTGCCAATCTTCTGTCCCACAACCTTGTTGTTCGCATTCCTAGCAGCATCAACAGCCGTTGTTACTATCATGTTGGGATAGCGTTTCGGTGCTGGAAAAGGCTTTCCATTCACCTTTATAAAATTGGATATATGTCTTGCTGCCCTTTCCTACACCTCCTAAGCTGGACAAAAAGAAAAGCCCGTATTGCTACGTGCTTTTGAAATCTGTTTGTCTACTCGTTTACTATCCATATTTACGCTGACTTCTTTCTTGAGAAGCGCTTTCTGATTTTCAATCACTTCTCTTAGAAGCATATTTGTTTCATCGTTTGCATGTTCAACACCAGCACTGATTCCAGAAATAATCTGATTATTATTGGCTACTACATGCTGATTTCCGATGTTTCCAATGTACTCAGAACCAAATCCATGTTCATTCGCTACATATATTTCACCACTCTTCGGAATACCACCATTTTCGTATCCCTTGTATCCCCTAGCTGTCCAGCCGTTGTACAAACTTCCATATCTCTTTACCGTGTATCTGATGGAAGCAATCATATTGGATAACGGGTCGTAGATATTGGTATTGTATCCAGCCATCGCATTCGCATGGAATGTTGGGTCAATGACCTGCATCAGTCCTTTTGATGGAGTCCCACGCTTCGCATTGATATCCCAGTTATTAATCGCATTCGGATTTCCACCAGACTCATGTTGCATCTGAGTGAGCAATGCATTCAAATTTGATTCACTGAACTGATTTGTAAGCTCAAGAGCTTTCTTTGCCAGTTCTCGCCACTGTTCTACACCAGCACTTGCCTTGTAATCAACTTTCGGAATTAATGCACCGAATACGCCTTTGATTTTATTCAAAATCGCATCGAATGTCTTATCAATCATTCCTTTGCCAATTCTTGTCCAAGGCTCAAGCATGCCGGAAACGTCGGTATATTCATTAAGCGCAATCTTAACAATAGACTCAGGGTCGTTGATGTATTTCATCACATCTCCACTGAAACTTTTAATTGCGCTCCATGCATCACCAAAGAAGCTACCGACACCATTTTTAAAACGAGGCATACTGCCCATAAGTGCTTTTGTCTGTTCTGCTGGTAAAATCTTTGTTCCTTTTTGCAATGGTATCCTCATACATATTCAAGCACAGTTGCATGATATTATCCCATGTGCTGTATTCATTTGATGGCTGCATCTTTAATGCATTTGCTATTTTCTTATATTCTGTAAAATCCCTTTGCTCACCTCGTAATAATCAAAAAGCCAATATCTGCAATTTCTCACAAATATCGGCTCTGACTCTTAGGCTCTGGCACTATCTTTTGCATTATATATTATATTGCCGTGAAAATCCGGTTTGATTATTTTTAGTGCTGTTATGTATCTTCCGCATCCAGGACATGCATTTGGCGAAAATCGCCAATGAAGTCCTGCTTCATATTCAAAGTCTTTAAATATATATCCGCATTTTTCACACACCGGTCTCGTTTCTACTTCCGTTTCGTAATCTGACATATTTTTCCATCCTTAATCACCGGGTAATACGCTTTCTTACAGTGCTTACACCATATCGGCGTATTCTCAATATTGGAATTCACTTCCACTCTCTGACCAGTCTTGTGACCATGTGGACAGTAATACCAATTTTCTTTTATCTGTTCCATTACTCTAACCACTCATTGGTCGGTTCTTCCGATACCATTCAACAAGCTTCTTCTGCGCAACGCTCTCAAAGTGTGCCATTCCTGTAATAATCATGATTAATCCTCCTCATAAATAATATCCAATCCGTAAGCAACTGCAGCATCATGCTCAATCTTGCATCCTCTTGCATTCTCCCAGCCTTTACAGAAGTACGCTGCATGGCACAGAGACATATTCTCTAAGGACTTAGCAAGGAAACACAACGGAATCTGAACTACTCCACGTTCTTTCATGGATTCATTGCTGTACCATTCATCTGTGAAAAGAGTATTCACAATCTCATATCCTTTTTCTTCAAGAACCTTAATTGCTTTCTCTCTTGTTTCTACGATTTCTTCATCTGTCTTTCCGCCCATTGGCTGACTTAACATTGCTTTCTTCATGATTAATCCTCCTGTTCCCATCCATCTTGAATCATTTTAGGTTTATACACATGTTCCGTATATCCTTGTCCATTGCAAAGGTCGCATTCCACATCGTAATACTCGTAATCATCGCAACATTCCCAGTACTGAGCTTTATTGCACTTCTTTGTGATTTTTCCAGTCCCACTACACTTTGGACATTTATGGATTTTATTTCCCTGTATTTCTTTTTGCAATTCTGCTAAAGTTGTATTCTCTCCATAGGTCTTACACAGCCTTACAACATCGCATATCTTCATCGTATTCTCCTCGTTCTTCCATAAGTCAACAATCAAAAGGGGTATATAGCAATATGGTTGCCATTCTTCAACAATTTCCTTTGCGTCTTCGATCGCTTTGCATATCCAAACCGGAATACCGTTCAATGCGTTCACTACCGCATACTGACAATCTTTATATTTATTCCTGGCATCTTCAATCGTCAATATATCAGCATTACACGGGATACTGTTACGACTGCATCTCAGTAAATCGAAGATTTTTGCTAAACTCATAAATCGCCTCCGCTGCTATCGGTTCTCTGCCAATGAAAGAACCATCACCACAATAAGCACTGAATGCAATATTGCCAACAGTTACATTTGAGAAAAAAGAAAATGGTATCACTCCAAGTTGTATTACTTCAAATTTCGGGATAAATTCATCCATTCCACATCGGCATACTGAATGAAATTCTAGGAATCCAGTTACTTTCTGTCCTGTTTTCTCAACATAAACCGTTAAAGGTTTGCACACTTTAATCATCATTTTTTGCTACTCCACAAACACCCAATCTTCCGCAAGCATATCCTCTTGTGTCGGTACATACTGCTCACATTTTGTATAATAAGAATCTTTTTCAGATTCACAGGCTTTTATGATAGAGTATTCCTTGCTATCAAATCGGTCTTCCCTTTTGCCATCAAGGCAAGCTCTGAAAGTGGCGAGTGCAAGTTGTAAGAACATGTCTGGCTCAAACGTCAATCGTCTTACACGTTTCTTGTTCTTCACCTGCTTCATAGCTTCGTGAAATGAAAATGTATTCATGCCACCAAGTGCTGGACAGTTCGTGTCATCCGCAAAAATCCATTCATCGGAGCAAATATTTGTAAAGGTGTAATCCACACACTCGGTGCTACGAACATCAATGTCCCTACCATCTTTTGTATGCATCAAAATTGACTGTGCTGGAATACACCAGAACCAATACCCAGCCCATGATGGAAGTTTTACTTTTGCTCCATGTTTCATTGCTTCAAATGCTTCTTTAAATGTCATCGTGCATTCTCCTTTCTACAAACCCTCTCGCTCCGCTTTCCATTTCGCTACTCTATCTTGCATGATTTTTCTCACCTTTTCTTGAGGCATATCTTTTGGAAATGTGGCAGCTATGAGAATTCTATACTTATCATTTAAAATTCCTCTTTTGATTTCATTTCTAGTAAATGAATAAAATGGTTCTCCCCAATATACGTTCTCCAATGCCTTGTAATCGAACTTTGCTGTGTAGCATATCCCAACATCTCCGATAGACTCACATTGAATTTCGTCAGTATCGTACTCTTCAATTTTGGACCGGTCTTCACTGTATCGAATATTCCTATTGTTTATTGCACATATCAGCTCTGCTTTTTCTCTATTTAATGTAACTGCTTGAATGCAATAATCAGAATATTCTCCAGCCGTAATTACATACACTTTCATTTCATCACACTCCTAAATCGGCAAGGCAGGAATCGAACCTGCGACACACTGGATATTAGCCAGTTGCTCTACCACTGAGCTATATGCCAATAAGCTGAGCGGACTGCGTTTGCTGACTAATCGTACTCGCTGATAACGGCAAACAACATAAGTCCGATGAACGCCCATACGCAAATAACAATTGGTGAGCATAGAATGCTAAATATCGTCTCGGCAATTACTTGCGTTGTTAGAATTCCGGCATCACATAATGCACATGCATTGATAACTGCCTTGTAAATCATTTTATAAATACCATTGTACAAACCAGATACGCAGGAACTAATTAAGCATACCCAGGCAACCGTGTTTCTAAATGTTGTCATTCCTTATCACCTTTCCACATTTCTTGCATTTCCATTTATGTTCTGTCTTCCAAGAGCCATCCTCCTGTTTTACAAGAATTGTTCCGGCCGGAAGAACTTTTTCATGTTTACAAAATAATCTGTTCAATATCTTAATCATAGTGCACCAACTTCCTGGAAAGCTTTCATGATTTTTGGAAACTGAATTGCTATCCAGTCAACCATTTCTTCATGTCTCGCCCATGCTCCTGCCGGAATACTTGAACAATGCTGCAACCCAGATTCATTCAGGAATGCATGTGTAATTTCATGACGTAACAGTCGCTTTCGATATGCAGACTGCTCAATATCGGTCATGTCTGGGAACGATTCATTTTCAGAAGTATCAGCGATTACTATAAGCTTCGCGTCATCTGAGCAATATCCATCTGCACCGTTCTTTCTCATATATTCGTCTTCTGACCGTTTATGAACTTCAATTCTGTATTCCGTTCCAAGAATATTTACTGTCCTAACCATTTTTTTCGCCTTTCTGCTTCTTCAAGAATTCACTCAACAGTATTGGAGTAGCCGATGAAAGAAGTTCGCTCATACATTTCGTGCAAAGCCTAAATCGTCTATGTGAGATTCCCATTTCAGAACTCTCGTAGTATTCTTTGTTGCCACAATTCTCACAACAAGAAACCTTATCCCATTCAATTGTTTTAATCTTGTTCGTTTTATCCAAAGCATCTAACCTCGCAACAATCTAATCAGTTCATCAACCTCAGTGAACAGGAAATAATTACAGTGGATTCTCTGTTCTATAAAGCTATTTACAGCTTCACTGCATTTCCCATCGGTCAAATCCAAGATGCAGTTCGCAAAAAACTCATCATCTGAATAAATGCCAACCGGATTTATAAAGAGGATTTCGTAGATATCATTAACAACCAACCGATTCCCTTTAAAGCTTCCAGTTATATTAATGCCGGGATTCCGTAAATGATGTTTTATGTAACCTTGATGCCACACTGGCGTTTCCGTCAAACAAATAATCGTATTCACGTAATTCACTCCTAAAGATATTTAAAAATCAATTAAATCACCCTCCAAAAAGAATCTATATTTTCAAGCTGAAACATTGCTTGTACTGAATCATTTTTGTAAAACAATATAATTCCATGTTCCGTATCAACTGTGCATCTACTTGCTTCTACGTAATAAACACAATCGTTTGTTATTTGAACGAGATAGGTTGGAATAATTGGTTTGATTCCTGTATACATTTCGATGCTCCTTTTTGTTTTTGGCGGATATTTCTGGGGGTAAGGTTACGCCCCTGGGGTGTTTCACACAGACCCCCCCCTCCGGGGTTCATTGGCTATCGAACATATGTATCTATACGTAAAACAAATGTTTGACACATACACATGATACTATATCTAGTGTTTTGTAGTCAGTTTATACAAAATATTGATTTACGCTAAATTTATTTTTGTATTGTCTGACATTTTGTTGAATTGCTTAAAAATCAAATACATCCGCCTCGTCATCTTGTGCCCCTGTGTTTGGTAGTTCATTTGCTCCGATGTCTTGCGCTATCTGTTCAACCGTCTTTCTAGCTCCGGTGATCTGTTCTTGCTCTACTGCTTTCGTTTCTGCCATGCCGTAAGCAGCTTTTGCAATGAATATCTTATTTGCATCTGTTCCCTTGCTATTCCCCAGATTATTCACTAAAAAGCCTTTGCAAATGTTCAGCCATTTTTTGACCGTGTTGGAGTGTTCAGCGGTTCGATAATCCCCGTTAGCCCATGTTGTAAACGTTGTTCTGTCGATATCTACCAGGAAACTAAATGCTTCTAGTGTAGGATTAACACCATACTTACTGCATAATCTTACATACACATTGAATATATTATCTAATGCTTTTATATCTGCATTATCTGGCTTTTCTATATGGTCGCAAATATAAAACAACATATCAACAAAGTTATCTTTTACTATCTGTTTACTGTCTGTATCTACATGATTTATTTCTAATTCATTGCGTATATACTCATCAGCATAGTAATTAATATTATGCTTATATACTTCTATACCGTCTGCTGTTGTTATTGCATTATCTTTCATCCTGATCACCTCCAGCCAATTGATAAAATAAAAAAGACCGCGCCCGTTGCAGTTTCGCAATTCTGCTATACGGGTCACGGTCACTAAGGACTACCAAGAAAGTATATATTAAAGGTTGGCTATATACTGCCTATTTACTTGTTTGATTAATATTTTAGTGCAATTTATTATGATTGTCAATAATCATTTGCACATCTTTTTTGTGTGCATTCTTGTGCATTCCGACAGGAAAA